TGAGATGGCTTGCACTTCCTCTAAATGGGGCGCTGTGGCTGGGCTGGTTGGTGCTGATGCAAGAGAGTTCCACTTCAAGCTGTTCGACTACTCGCCGGATGTATTCAGTCAGGTGGTTGAGATTGGCGAGAAGTTCATGCACTGCTTAAAGACTAACACGCCGCCGACGCCCGGAGGGAACGACCGTTCTTTGATTAATAAGATAATCGGAGAGCGTGCGGAATCAACGTGCGAGCTGCCTGCTGAGGCTTATCCAATCGTGCAGGAATATATGCGGTTCAAGGAGCTGAGCAGCGCGCTGAACGCTCAAGTGAAGGAGCAAAGCGCGGAGCTGAAAGCCCGAGAGAATCAACTCCTGTTGATGATGGGCAAGGCAACAGTCGGCCACGTTGGAGAGTTCGTGATCAAGGTTAAGAATATCAGCGTTAGTGAAAAGATGGTAAAAGGATATTCGTTCCTTCGGTTTGATGTCAAAGAAGCAAAAGGAGAATAAGCATGGAAACACTCATAGCATTGTTAATAAACCTGATGTTAATCGCCGCAGCGCCGGAGCTGGATGTAAAGATCCACGCGCCGAGCGACTGCTACAATCCGCGCATTGGGCCTATGGCCTACGATATCAGCGCATCCTGTTCGTCTGGTGGCGGTGAGGTGCAGTGAGTCACGTTTGAAGGAATACCGCAGGCGATAGTCACGGCGCTGCCTGCTTCATGTTTAACCGGGAGGTGAGCGCATGGCAACATTCGATCCATACGAGATTGAACTTGAGAAGTGCGAGCAGACTGGCGTGGTGTATTACCGCGCTGAGTATGGCGCGGAGCGCATTGCAGTTGGCACAAGCCGCAAGGCGCTGCGGGCAATCAGTGAAGCTATAGCAAAGCGAATCGGTAACGCTTGGCAGGGCTGGGTGAACCAGTACCACCAAAGCCCACGAGCCGCGATGCGAGCAATCATAAGGAGTGAACTATAATGAGACAAACACGTCGAACGGAACCGCTTGAACAATGGCTCTGGTTTTTACTCGGAGCCTCGTTCGGCGTGTCTCTAGTTATTTTCATGATGTATTTGAAAAACTTAATTTGAAGGATTCAGGAAATGGATATTGCGAAAGGACAGACAGAGAATTTATCGAAGGCACTGGTGCAGTCCGGTGGAACAAGAAACACGGTTGAGGCTTTTAAGAGTACGCTGGGCCAGTGGTGGATTGCGAAACAGCCTGACATAACCCGGCTGGCTGGTTCACCGGAAGAAGCGAAGCGCGTATATTCAACTCTGATGCATGTGATTCAAAAGAATCCGGCTTTACTTGAATGCACGATGGAGTCCATCTTCGATTGCCTTATGAGTACGGCAACGCTGAGACTCTACCCCGGCCCGATGAACGAGTGCGCCTATGTGCCGCTTAACAACAACAAGAAGGGCGTCAAGGAAGCAAACTTTTGGATGCAGTATCCCGGAATCATCAAGCTTGCCTTGAACAGTGGATTCGTTCGGAAGATCAAAACCGCTGTCGTGTATGAAGATGAGATATTCGAGTACGAGGAAGGAGTTGAGACACACTTCCGGCATGTGCCATCGCGCAAGGCAGTGGAGCAGCGCGGTCAGCGGATAGGAGTTTATGCTCTGCTGGTTACTCGTTACGATGAAGTAATGGTGGAGTTTCTGAACCCCGACCAAGTAATGCGAATCAAGAACGGAAGCCCCGGCGCTCAGAAGTCCGATTCGCCGTGGAACAATTCAAACCCGTATACGGTTAATTGGATGTGGCGCAAGACTGCCGTCAAGCAAGCTCTGAAGGAAATACCAAAGAGCGCCGAGCTTGCGCTGGCACTTGAGCTGGACAATGCAACCGAGCGCCCGGACTTGGCAAAGAGCAAGGTGATCGATATGGGGTTTATTGATCCACCACAGCCAGCGCCCGCACAGAAATCTGAAGCAAAGAAAATTGAGGCTGCCCCTGCTGCCGTGTCTCCTTCAAACCAAACTGACATATCTTAGGACGCAGACAGCTTCACCGTTTGGCGGTATCGGATAAACCGCTTTTTATCTGAGGTGAACACAATGAGCGACAAGAAAAAAGAAAGGCTATATGTAACGGACGAGTTTCGGATACTTGTAAGGGAACCGAGCGAGGACCTTCCGGGCTTAATCAAAATGCAGATGAAAGGCATTATGAATTTTGCTTTTGCATTTCCTGACAGAAGCTATTCTTCGATTGATGAAAGCAAGTTTCATATCCGCAGGGGTGTGTCTGCTTTTTTGTGCCATATTGAGAGTGAGATTTTACGGGCTTTTGAAGGTACCAATAACGAGGTGTAAAATGGACGAAGCAGCAATTCTTGTAATACTGAACGCGCTTTGGATGATTGCCAATGATGCGTACCCGGCAACAACTGGCGAGGACTTGATCACTCTACGGACAGCCTCGGTTGCAGACTCGTGGGACGATATCGACGCGACCGGAGAACCTACGGAAGCAATCACTGCCAAGATGACTGAGCTATTCGACATGGGCAATGTCTGGTCAACATACCGCGATGAAGTGGACGTGCATGTTGCGGAGTTAATGCAGGCGCAGTATGTGGCCGAAACCTACTCCGTGATTCGTGACGCTTGGGTGAATAGCACAAACTGTGTCGAGAGCATTGAGCCGGAAGCGTGAAAACAAGTCGGAGGATTTATGCACCAAAATTCACTCGCCGAGGTGGTGAGTTGCTTGCTCGGACATCTGGATGTACTTGCCCGAGATATAAAAAGGAAACCCGCTGCCCCACAATACGATGAACTTGTGAAGTGGAAGTTCGATTTCGTTGAGGGGTTGCTATTATGGATTGATTGCAATGTCGAAAGAATTGGATCAGGAAACCGAGGAACTATTGATAACCTTAGACGAGGCCCAGCTTGCAGTCGTCGAGGACGCCCTAAAAAGAGGATTTGATTCCGGTGTGGAGTGTACACTGCTTGCAATCGAAACAGCGGCAAAGCTGCAACCGCAGATCAATGCCGCGCCTTTGTGTGAAGCACTCAGGATGATGGCCCCTGTTGTGTTTAAAATACCAAAGCAAAAAGCCTGCGCAGCTTACATTGAAGAATCCGAGCTGATGGCGAAGGACAACATGCACTGACTAATCGGCACGAAGCCCCATGATTATCTCATTCCATTCTGAAACAAACACGCGCAAAGGTGGAACGTCCACGCCTAAAGGTGAAACGATCCGGTGCAGCACATCTGCTGGCGTCTCTGTAAAAGTGACATCGGCCTGCGGGTGTGCTGCCTTTACCAGCGCCGTTCTGTAGCGGCGATACTCCGCTGCTTTCTCTGCCTTCATCAACCTGTTGAACTCGTCCTGCGTGTTCGGCTTTGCGTTGCGGAGTAAGCGCATCAAGCCTTCGTAGCTTTCGGCGTTGCGAAACTCTCGCTGCAAGTTGATTGGATGAAACTCGTGGAACAGGTCAGCATCCGGGTAATAAAAATCCGCTGAGCATCCGTTGGCAATTGGTGCCTGATAGGTTCGCCCAAGGATGCAGCGCCAGCCGGGAATGTAATGCTCGCACAGAACCGCAATAGCGGCTTCGGATCTTGAGGCAAAGCGAATCTGTTGAATCTGCAAAGACGCCAAAGCAAAAGGCGTGTCGGTAATTGGTTTACCTGACACGCCTCTTGAGCTGCCTTCTATTTGCTTCACAGTTTGATTTTCTTGGTCGCCCTAAGTCGTCCGATAAACGCTGTGATTGCTCCGAAGGTTGCCATTGTGCCAGCCACCACCGGAGGCAGTCCGGTCTGGATGATGTCGGCATAGACGCTAAGAATTGACAGGCCCGGCACGAATGCAATCAAGCTTCCGAGAACGCCAAGGCTGGTCAGTGGAGATTTAGATGATAAAAATTCCGTCATATTGTCCTCTCGTAAAGCTTCCGGAATGTCCAACTGCCAGCGCCTTATTGCGCCGAGCGAAGGTTGTAAAACCCTGCCGGAAGTTCCCATGCGCTGAGTGTGTCACTTTTCAGGGCAATGGCGTAGTGCCGTTTTCTACCGAGCGAATGAACCGGGCGAGCTTTGAGCGTTTCCCGTATCGCTTGCAGTTCCTTGTCCGCGGATTCGAGTAAGCGCCAAAGGGAGCGCAGCGGCAATTGTCCTCGCACGTCCAGAGCAGGGCTGATTCTGCATCCATGTGACTTGCTGCCCATGCCTGAAGATACTCCGGAGTAAGTTCGGCCGCATCCATGCCATCGGTGTTTGCAATGTAGCTCGCCCACGGTTCGCCGTTGTCCAATCCCCAGCCATGAACCTCAATCAAGGTCGCCGGGCGAGTTGGCCTGCGGTGCCAATCTTTCATCCGGTTATCAACAATCTCACAGCGCCCGGCCCACAGTTGGCTCAAAGCTGCATAAAGCACCTGAGAGGCCCGGCGATTTAGTGGATTCTCCAAGGCAGGATTGAGACTACAGCGCGTTTCGGGTCTTAGACGTGTAACTACATAGGCCGACCACTTTGCGGCGCGTGTAGCGCATTTATGAAGCTTTGGGGCGTTGCTGTCGTTTTTTAGTACAGCGTTCCAGTTCTTCACCGAGCGCCCTGCAAGGCACTCATAAGGCTCGCAGCGCCCAAACTTTAAGCAGCTTGCATTTGCCCCGATGACTTCAAGGCTTACAAGATTTCGGGCCCTGAGCATCCGGGCGAGGCACTGGGTTGAGGTGCCGGGCGTGTCAAGCAGCACCGCCAGCCGGAGTGCCTTGATGCGCCGGGTTTGGGCAACGAGCCGCTGGCATGGTCTGCCCTGAAATGATTTTGCCATTATGAAGAACGGCGAGAGTCCAAGATTGTGCTGCACTGGTTCAGCGAGAGCGCGGTTGCTCCATGTGCTTAAGGTAATAAGGATGCAGCTCGCCAGTTTCCAGCATATAGATAATTCTTTCGCCACGGGTTTTTACCTGAGAAAGCCACTTCCGATTTCCCCGCATGTGCTTTGCTGCCAGCTTGAAGTCGCCGCGCGCAATGGCCGGGGTGGTCGAAGTGAATAAGGTTTTTAATTTGTGCAGTCCAAGGTTGAACACCAAGCAGATACAAGCTGCGAAGTGTCCCACGGTGAGACCGTTGATGAAGTCAGCGCCCCAGAGTTTGCAGGCATCCTCGTATGCGTCCTTCCAGTCCTCGCCGAAAATAGTTTCAGCTACAACAGAACTGATTCGCATGTTTTCAAGGTTGGTTCCGATGTAATGGCCCCAGCCAATAGTCCAGAAACCCTCGTCGTCAAGGTACACCTGCGGTTTGTAACCTTCGTCGAGTTTAATTATTTGCTTGGTCTGGCTGATCGTCTCGTGGTTTTGCATGGGTCTGGGCCTCTACGGAAATGCCACCGGAGGGCGTGGCGTTGAAAGAAACTCCTGTCGCTGCCACTTTATCAATTACCAGAAGCGCACCGAGTATGACAATCACGATGTAGTGGAACGGCGGGAGGAATTTTGCCATGTTCGCCCGTCTGCTTGGCTTCGAGCCGTCGCTGTTTAGCCTCTCGGAAAGGTTCACGAGGGCGTGTGATAGTGGCTCAAGGGCTGAAAGGTGTTCCGTGTTTGTCTCAATGCGCCGCAAGGTCTGATACATTTCATCGTGCTGCGGGCAAGTTTCGCATGTGAGTGACATCGGGCAACGCTCCGGGGGAAAACAAGCAGTGATTTCGTCAGAACTTTATCTGAAAATTTACAGCCTGAAAAGGCGGATTCGATACAGAGGTCGTTCCGGTGCCGCTTAAGCCTGTCGAGTTCGAGCTTGGCACGCCAGTTGCCCCGGTGCCGCCAGCGCCCGTTGTCGCAGTGCTTTGGCTGGTAGTATTCCCGGCGCCAGAGCTGCCAGTGTTCGGCGTGCTTACGTCGCCAGTGGCAAAAGCGCCAGAGCCGAGCGTGCTGCCGTAAAGCGCAGCGCCTGAGTTGTGCGAACCTGAACTGCTGGACCAAGTTTCGCCCGAGCCTCTGTGGGTTCTGTTCCAGACATGAGCGCCCGAAAGCCTTTCCTGATAGCTGTTGCCAGCATCAAAAGTGATTGCTGAATAAGCGCCGGAGCCAGTCAGAACATGCAGATGATCCGGAACTGTGTGCGTGTGCGCCATCGTGTGCGTGTGGTTGCCGATGCCGTGGGTGTGCGTGTAGTCGTGCGTGTGGCTTGGCCCGGTGTGAGTATGGTTGCCCATGTCGTGAAGGTGACTTGGCCCGGTGTGCGTGTGGTCGATGCTGCCCCCGGTGCCGCCAAGCGTTGAGCCTGTGCCGGATGTCGCCTTGCCAAGAGGGAACCGCCCCCGGAGGTCGGGAATATTGAATGTGGTTGTCCCGTTGCCAGCGCCGAAGGTCGTGCCAATAACCCCGAACAGTGTTGCGTAGGTCGTCCGGCTGATTGCGGAGCCGTCGCAAAGGACAAAGCCAGTGTCGGCTGTAGTGCGCCCGGTTGGGATAATCATGCCCGGCTGGAATATCCTTTCAAGCACAGCAGCGGCAAGCGAAGCCACGACAACCGAACCAGCGTCAAGGCTGGCAATGGGCTGAACAACCCAAGCAGAGCCAGACCATTCCTCAAGTACGTTTGTGGTTCTGTTGTAGCGGAGCGTGCCAGTTACCACGTTCGTGGCGGTCGTATAGGCCATGACTGCGTTAGAAACGTCCCTGTCCTTCAGGTAGGTCAAGAAGTTCGTGTAAGTGTCAGTCAGTGCAGGTGTGTTCCAGTTTGTCATACGCCTTTAACCCTCCAGCTCACTTCGCCAGTTTCAGCACTCCCGTCCGTGGCGTCGTAAAGATAAATTTCAAAAGTTGTTGGATATGGATCGTCCACAAAACTATAGTTCGCAACAAGTGTTTTTCCGCTTTGATAAGCTGGCGTGACTTGAATTGAGCTTATATCCACGAAGGTCTTTGAGAGTGTCACAGTCGTGGGGTTCGTAGTGACATTCTTAATCCCGTCCTCCGAGATTTCCTTTGTAGCCGTGATCACTCTGATGTCCTGAACCTTTGTAATTGTGGTCGGGTCTGAGTTGGTAACAGTCAGGGTCCATTTGATGTAGCGGAAATTCGTTGCATAAACTGAACTGACTCCGGCTTCCGTGGTCCACGAGCTGCCATCAACCGAGTAAGCAAGCGAAGGCGTGATTGTGCAACTGCCATCAAGGTCAACTTGCGTAAAGGATATGCTCACCAGCGAACCGCCGAGAACAGTGCCAAGGTCGATTGTATCTTCCATCGTCCCGGCTGGCGTGCCTGTGTAGGCTGGCTGCATGTATATCGGATAGCCTGCTGTGATCTGGTCTTGCGGGCTTGTCCAAGAGTTGTTTATGAAATGGTCTTGCCAAGTTTCGCCAACCACCGGAACCAAAATATCGAACCCGCTTGGCTCCGCGTGGCTCATTACGTTTATGTTCCAGATGCTTTCCTGTCCGTTGGCAAGGTCGCTGGTCAGCGTGTAAAGGATATTGGAATGCAAGATAAAGTCCGGCGGTTGCGAAACTGTTGCAGTGAGCGAAGCCTCCGGCCCGTAATTGCCAGCCGTGTCAACCGCCGCAAGCCAATAGGTATAAGTGCCAGAAACAATCTCAAAGTAAGTTTGGAAAGTGCCGCCGACCTGTCCGATAACCTCAGCGCCTGCAAAGGTTGCTCCACGGCGAATCTCAGTGTAAGCAATCGGGAGCGAGCCGCCAGCAGCGTGTTCCCATCGAAGCAGGATATTGTTATCAATAACCTCAATGCTCCGTGTGGTGATTTGCCCCGGTGCAACAATCAGAACATCAACAGATGCCGCGCTGCCAACATTTCCAGCAACATCGACAGCAGCGATCCAATAACGATGTAGGCCAGACCAAGAAGCATGAATCGAGAATGCTGTAGCAGTAACCGAATCAACCAGTACAGCGCCCGCATAGGTGTCTCCTAGATAAATGTTATACCCGGCGATTGCAAACTGAGCCGCTGGAACCGTCCAACTCAGCACTGCACTTTGCCCGGCAATGGCCCATGAAGGAACGGGCGCGGCTGGTGCTGTGATTATCACGCTTGTGAGAACCGCTGCGGCAGACTCGTTGCCTGAAGTGTCCACGGCTTTAATTAAGAACTGATGCGTCCCGGCGTTGCGCGTCTCGACTCGAAGCCCGTTGGCTGATGGCCTGCCTATTTCAGAGCTTACTGCCCACGAGCTGCCCTGCTTGACGATGTAATAAGCGAGGTCAATGTCGCCAACTGGCGTGCGTGTGATGTTTGAATCCCAACCAAGCTGGATGCCATAAGCGACCACGGTTCCGGCAAAGCCCGTGACGTTCAGCGGAGGTGCGGTCTTGCCAACCACGATATGCCCGGTAACTGTTACCCATTCCGAAACCACGTTGAGCGAGTTGCGCGACCGGAGCCGCACGTCATACGCCTGCCCGTCCTGCACATCAAGGATGCGATAAAAGTTTATCTCGCCGTCAAGAATTGTGGACTGACTCCATGAGCCATCGGCACTGCGCTTGTATTGCAAATCGTAGCTGCCGCCACTGGTTACAAAGACATCGTTGGGTGCAGTCCAAGCCGCCTTGAGCCGAGAGAAAACAGTGCCGTCCTCACGGATGTAAAGCTCAGAGGTGCCGGAGGTGAGAGTTAATCCCGTGGGCGGTAATGTGGTGAACGGGTCTGGCAGTGTAGTATCAGGCGCAATGTCTCGCACCGTTTCCTCGCCATTGTTCCATGCGTAAACCTCAGAAGCAGTTTCCTGTGCGGCAATCTCACAATAGATCCCTTTGTCGAGGTCAAAGTTAATTGTGCAATTAAGAATCTCAAAAGCCTTTGCGGTCCATCCGTAGCTTGCCAAGGTGACTTGTATTGTGTCGCCTGCCTTAAAGCGGTACGCAGCAAGCGAGCATTGCGCCCGGAAGGAAATGCCCTGCCGGATTTTCTCAAGCTGGATTTTGCCGAGCCGCTGTGCTGTGGCCTCGCTTGTCACAAATTGATAATTGACCTGCTCCCAAAGCCGAATGCCGCCGTCGCGTGCAAGGTAATATGCGTTGGTTACTGGAACATAGTCGGTGCTTTTCCAATCGTCATTCGGTGAAATAAATTGGCCTTTGATGGCATTGAAATTGTTCTGCCGGGTAATCTTTGCAGAAACGTCAATCGGCCCGATAAAGTCTGCGTCCGTGAGGCTGCCTGAGCTACTGCGCCAACTAGCGGGAAGAATGTACCACTTGCCCTCGGTGCGCACGAGCGTGCCAGCCATTGCAAGCAGCATGTCCTTTATGACTGAGAACGGATCAAGGCTTGCGTCGAAATACCCATTGATTGTGTAGCGTGCTTCGGTGCCGCCGCCTGTAAGCGTTACAGTCTGGTCGCAGATATCAGCAGCGGAGATAAGAGTCGCGGAATCAATAGCAGCAAGCGGAATGCCGAGTCCGTGTTTTGTGTCCATCAAGAAGTCAGCCAAGCACAGTGCTGCGTTCTGAGTCCACACGGTCAACCCGGTGCGCGGGTCGTAGCACTTCTTGCCCTTAATCTCAAAGGAAATGTCCGGGATAGAATCCGGGAAGGTGTTGGCGTTCCAGACCGTGATAATGTAGGAACCAGCGCAACCAAGCTGCCTGTGATTCGCTGTCCACTTTAAAGGAAGCTGGCCGACTAAATCAGGTTGCGCTTCCTGTGTTTCTGTTCCCGGCTGAACTGCCTGAAACACTCGATTTGCATACTTGCCCGTCGCCCAGCGGTTGTCGGGGGAACCACCGAAAACAACTTCGTCCTCGCCGAGAAACAGCTTCGTCACTGAATCAATTTCATGCCCGGCGAACGTGATAAAGTTATGCAACCAAGTGCCGCCGCCGCCCGAGAGGTTTGTTGTAGTCTGAGACAGCACAAAACCCGAGCCGTCGCCATCTGCTTTGCTTACTGAGACAAGAGCATTGGCCGGGCCTGAATGACGAATGGCATAAATCACTTCGTCAGCAGTCGAGTCGCTTGCCCCGCTTATGCTTTCACAGCGAACCGTGATTGCATTGCCGACCACCGTGACATCCAATGTGCCGTGTGTGCCTGTAACAATTATCTCAACCGTGATTGCGTTACCGCCAGCGCCTGCACTTCGAGCAGTCCATGCAATCTGTGAATTGCTTGAACCAGTCAAAAGCGTGGCGCTCACGTTGGAGTTCGTTTCGATAAAGGAATAATAACCACCGCAGCGCACACGCCCGTAAATGATTCTGTGCGGAGCTTCGGAAGTCCTGACCGAAACCTCGTGGCCCAAGATTGGTTCGCGCCGCCGTGGGTTTTCGGTTGCTGAGATTTTAACAATAGAGGTCGGTGCAGTGTTCTTGAATATAGTTTTCGCGCCGCGCACAATCTTTTTGAAAGCAATACGGCGAGGCTTGCGCACGTTGATGTATTTGGTTTTCTGGTCGGCGCGGTTCTTGGATGACTTCTTTTGCTTCTTGGCTGCCTTGCCCCAGAATAAGGAAACGTCCTCAAGCTGTGCAACATACTGGAAGCCGAGGTCGCCTGTGTACTGGCTTTGCTGGAAGGCATCTGTGAAGGCATGTTCGTTTGGAATCTGCCAGCGCATTGCATCCGATTCAAGAGTGAAGGTCACGAGTGTTGAATCAACGCTTTCGCTTATGTCTGCGGTGTCTATGTAACCTTGGAAGGCAAGGTAAGGAGTTCCGATCAATGCCCCGGCTGCGTCAAGCAACCCGATGCGAACATAAGCAAGCAGGCTTTGATCTACATCTGAGAGCGCGAGTGCGCGAACTTCCTGAGATGCACCGAGCAGTTCAATTTCCACTGAGGACAAAACCAGTTCTTCGGTATCTTCAATTGTGCGCACTGGCTGAAGCCAACCATTGCCAAGATAAGTGTTGCCGCCATAGCTGATGTTGTAATGCCCGGAGGTGAGATAAACCGTCTGCGCTCTGAACGGCAATGCCACCAGCAGCACCGGGCGAATCAGCGTGTTGGTCAACTCAGTGCTTAAGGTTGCTTCAAGCGCACGCGTCATATCACCTCAATTGCTTGGAATGAAAAGAAGTAAAACTTCTGTTCGTTGCAGCTCCATTGAATAGGACTGACAGCACGAAACTGGCCGCGAGGATTTGAGGTAATAACCGGAGTGTTGTCTGCGTAAGAACTGCGGAGCTTCGGGAAGATATCAACAGTGAGTTCGCCAGCGAGGTCAGAACCGACATCGTTAAGCACCACATAGAGATTCAAACCAATTTGCAGATAGTCGCCCTTCATGAGCGCGTTGTCTTGCAGTGGCCCGAACTGCTTGAGGCTAATTGTCTGCCCGGTCTGGCCGCCGCCGTCAACCAAGATAGTGTCGATGCCAACCTGCCCGCGAGGTGTGGACATGATTGGATCGCCGAGCATGAACGTACCGAGACTGCCTGATAATGAAGCTGCGAAGGCGACCCATTCCCGCGCAACTTCTTCCTGTAAGTCTCGAACAGTCACGTCAGCGACCCAAGCCTGCCCACCGTAGTCCTGCATCTGCTGCTTGTAAGTAAATTCACTTTTGAGCAAAGCGCCTGAGCATTCCGGGGTGAGAGAAAAGCTTGTGAACTGGTGCGCTGGTAAATCAAGAGGAAATGAAATTGTCATGCTTAATAACCTCCGCGCCGAGAATGTTCACTTGCAACCATTACCGCCCTGTTGACCAGTCGGCTTTCCATCTGCTCAAGCATGGCGCGAATCTTATGCTCGACTCCGGCTTCAGCGCCACGGGCATCAATGTTGATAGTGTACGCCCCAGCACCACCGCCGCCATAAGCTCGAATGCCAAGCTTACCACCGCGACGAGTCAGCGGCATGATGGCTTCCGGCCCGGCTTCACCAAATATCCCAAGAGTGGCGCGGGTTGCAACACCGCCGTTGGCATAAGCCTGAACATCGCCACCGCCCACGTTCACTTCTCCGTTGACAGCAGCAGAAAAGTTTTCAGCCTTCTTTGTGACTTCATCAAACTTAAACCCAAGGTTATCGAGGCTTGCGACAATTGCAATGAAGGTGCGCTCGCCTGCTTCCTTAAGCTGGTCGAATGTTTTGATTCCCCGCTGGTCAAGAGCTTGGAAAATTATCCCGACCTGATCTTCCGGAAGTATCTTTGCAAGCTCTGCGCGGAATGCGTCAAGTGAGGTTATGCCCTTCTCGGTTGATTCACGCACTGCGTCCTGAATTGCCACGATGGCTTCCATGCCAATGCCGCCAGATGCAATCAAGTCCTGTATTGCGCCAGAAACATCGCCCTGTCCCGGTCTGCCCGGAGTGGCAAGCGCATCAACTTTTTCAAGTGAAGCCTGAATCTGCGCCCAAGTCTGCCCGGCTTTTATGCCAGCAGCAATCACAGCTTGCGCCATTTCCTCTGCTGACACGCCAAGCTCTGCGAAAAGCCCCTTAGCTGCCGAGAGTGAACCGTTCAAGTCATCTGCAAGAATGGCTGCAATCTGTGGCCCGACATCTTCGGCGATTCCGAGAGTTGCCTTCAGACCTTCGCCAAGCCCGCTGAAGTAGTTCTGCGTGTCGCCAGAGAGCTTCTGGAAATTCTCAAAGCCTTTGCCCTGATCAAACCTGTGAATTGATCCGAACTTAACATTGCGCCCGAGCTTATCTTCAAGGAATCGCTCCACCTGCATCCGGGCTTTGGTGTCTGGGTTTTGTGGTTTGTGTCCAATCCAGCCGAACTTCTTTGCGGCCATGTAGACTGCGGCTGCGGCTGCGACGTAAGGCACTGCCGCCATAACGCTCGATCCAGCCATCATCCCGGAATAAGCTGCGCCACTGGCAACCGGGCCAACTGTGCCGCCCATTCCAGCAATAAAACCTCCGGCCATCGTGCCGCCGCCAGCCATTGCCATGCCAACACCGCCGCCGATTGCGCTGCTTGCCATGCCGCCAATTCCACCACCGCCACCACTGCCGCCTATAAGCGATTGCGCAAGAGAACCACCAAGCCCAGAGAAACCGCCTTTGAGCGAAAACCCTGTCATGCTGGCTGCAAGGTTTGACGCAAAGCCGACTGCCACCTGCTTCATCATGCGGTCAAGGTCGAGCGTCCCAGTGTCAATTGCCTCTGAGAAAATATCAGAGAAGAAGTTTACCGAATCCCGGAACGAATCATCCAGCTCATCTTTGAGTTTTTGCGCCTTCTGTTGCGCTTCATCATCGAACACGGTCATGCCGTTGCGGATTGCCTTAGTGCCGACCTGTACAATTATTTCCTCAGCCTGCTGCGCTGTGAGCTTGCC